TTTTCACGACTTCCTGTTGGCGGCACTGACGCCTACGTTGGCCCACTGCCGTGGCGGCATCTACGTGGCAATGTCCTCCTCCGAACTCGATGTCCTGCAGTCGGCCTTTCGTACTGCTGGAGGCAAGTGGTCGACCTTTATCATCTGGGCGAAGCACACCTTCACGCTCGGTCATGCGGACTATCAGCGGCAGTTTGAGCCGATCCTGTACGGCTGGCCAGCCGAAGGAACCCGGCACTGGTGCGGTGCGCGTGACCAGGGTGACGTCTGGAACATCAAGAAGCCGCACAAGAATGATCTGCACCCGACAATGAAGCCGGTCGAGTTGGTCGAACGTGCGGTGCGAAATTCCAGTCGACCGGGTGACATCGTGCTGGATTCGTTCGGCGGCTCGGGCACAACCATGATTGCGTCCGAGAAGTCAGACCGCAAGGCCCGGTTGATCGAACTGGATCCGAAGTACGTCGATGTGATTGTGCGCCGTTGGCAAGACTTTGCCGGGGCGCAGGCCACCCGCCAGTCGGACGGGGTGGCGTTTGATGCCCTGGTGTCAGAACCGGGTGGTCTTGAAAACCGTGAAGCCGTTGGGAGTGTGGCGAACGAAACGTAGCCACTTGCCGTTCCCGGTTCGCTCGGCAGTGACCCAACGGTCGTCGGTGCCGGAGATGCGGATTTCCTGGCCGGGTTCGAGGCCGTTGATGCGTTGGTCTAGGGTGGTGGTCATTGCGCTCTCCTTTATGCCATCTCGTAGCCGGCGCGCTCGAGTCGCGATGCATCGGCCGGGGTCACCACCCAAAACTCGCCGCGCTCGCCGTCGTGGTTACCCAGGACGATGCGCATCGGGTAGGTGGCGCGGTTCGCAAAACTCGAGGCGTTGGCCAGGGTGTTGAACCGGAACATCGTGCTTTTGATCAGGGTCTTGAGGGTGCTGGTGGTCATTTGTGTCTCCTGCGGGTTGATCGTTGCGACACCCGTAGTAACGCGCTGTTTGATTGCGAAGCCAAGCGGAAGATTGAACTATTTTCGATCATTTTGCTCGGCTTGATTGCGTTCTATCGGCGACCCGTCACGGCGGCCAGTTTGCTGCGCGCCGAGTCGGTCTGCCACCGGCACGGACCTTTGCCGCTCTTGGCTTCTGCGTCCCACCGCGCGGCGATCTCTGTATCCGTCCAGCCCTTGGCGGCGAGGTAGGCGTAATCGTCGGTGTCGTAATTGGCGTGCTGCTGGATGGCGTCGTTGGTTTGCATGATGATCTCCGTCGGGTTGATTGATGCGATGTGCGTATGAACGCGCTGTTCAATCAGAAAGCCAAGCTCTTTAGTTCATTGCGGCGCGACGTACTTCGGTGAGTTTGGCGATGACGTCCTCGGTGAAGTTGAAGCCATCGAGACGACTCAGTCCCTCGCGCTCAAGGATGCGCCAGCGGGCCCCATCGCTTTCCGCCCGGCGCAACTCGTCGCCAACTTGGTTGAGGTAGAGGTTTTCTTCCTCGGTGAGTTGCCGTGGCTGGAGCTTGAGGTTTTCCAGAATGGTGATGAGTTTCAACATGGCGCCGCTCCTGTTCAGGCAATCCGATAAACGCGGTCGTTGCCCTCAACCTTTTCCGATGCCAGGTTGAGACCCAGTTTCTTTTTGAATGCGCCGGCAAAGGTGCCGCGCACCGTGTGCGCCTGCCAGCCGGTGGCGTCCATGATCTGCTGGATCGTCGCACCCTCGGGGCGTTGCAACATTTGGATCACGGTGGCCTGCTTGCTGTTGTCGCGGGTGCGGGGTTTGCCCTCGACGCCGGCCTTGATCAGTTGCTTGGCCGCCTCCTGTTTTTCTTGCGCCCAGTTGGCCTCTGCCGCCGACACGGCGGCCTCTACCTCGGGGTCGGGATGAGTGCTGGTCGGCGTGGGTCGTGCGCGCCCAAGGGCGTCGTAGCCCTCGGCGGCGACGAACCAGTCTTGGCCACCGTTGCTGGTGATGAGGGCCTTGTTAAACAGTCCGGCAATGACTTTCTGACGGGCACCACCTTTAACCCCGTCGGGAAACCAGGTGACGCGTCCATCCGGTTGGTTGGCAGCGTTCTCGAGGACTTGGCGCTGGGTGTCAGTGAGTTTTATTTCGTTGGTCATGATTTGCTCCTTGGTGGTTGATGGTGATGGCATGAACGCGCTGTTCAAAGTGGAAGCCAAGCGTTTCTCGGCGGCTTCCGAATCTATTTAGTTGGTGTTGGCAATTTCCTGCTCAGTAGCCTTTGGTAGCGACGCGCCCAACTCGGCACCGGCCTTGAACGCCGCTTCGAGGGCATCGCGCAAACACCAGACCGCGACTTCGTGAAAATCGAGGCGGTCGGACTTGCGGGTTTCCAGTGAGTCGATGTCCAGATGCTTCTGGGCGATGAGGGTCAGGAGGGTGTCGATCTGGCTCATGGTGATGTCCTTGTGACGTCGTTGATGGTGATTGCATGAACGCGCTGTTCAGGAGGAAAGCCAAGCGGGGAATCGCATCTGTTGGAGAACATCTGCGCCCGGCTTGATGTAAATCATGGGTCTGTCGATTCGCGCCTACGCCAGGCATCGCGGCGTCTCTCACGTTGCCGTCAAGAAGGCCATCGACACGGGTCGAATTACTCAGGGGGCGGATGGCACGATTGATCCTGAGCAAGCCGATCGGCAGTGGGAACAGAACACTGCGTCACCGCGCAAGCCATCGCCTGCGCCAAAAGTCGCGGCCGTACCGAAAGCACAGCGTGCCGTCGCTCAGGAACCGGCGGCCGAATCACCTTCGCCGACACTCTCTACTGGCGGCACCTCGCTTCTGCAGGCGCGCACGGTCAACGAGGTCGTCAAGGCACAGACCAACAAGGTGCGCTTGGCGCGGCTCAAGGGTGATCTGGTCGATCGTTCGCAAGCCATCGCCCATGTATTTCGACTGGCACGGACGGAACGCGATGCATGGCTCAACTGGCCAGCACGGATTTCGGCACAGATGGCCGCCAAGCTCGAAGTCGATGCCCATGCTTTGCATGTCGCGATTGAGGCAGCCGTGCGTGAGCATTTGATGGAGTTGGGCGAACTGCGCGCCCGGGTAGATTGATGGACACGGACTACGACGGCGAACTCGATATCGAGCGTGCCTGGCGCGAAGGGCTGATTCCGGATCCACTGCTCTCGGTCTCAGAATGGTCGGATCGGCATCGGATGCTGTCCTCCAAGGCGTCCAGTGAGCCGGGGCGCTGGCGCACCAGCCGCACGCCGTACCTGAAAGCCATCATGGATTGCCTGTCGCCGACTTCGCCGGTCGAGCGGGTGGTGTTCATGAAGGCGGCCCAACTCGGCGCGACCGAGATGGGTAGCAACTGGATCGGCTACGTGATCCATCACGCGCCCGGCCCAATGATGGCGGTGTGGCCAACGGTGGAGATGGCCAAGCGCAACTCCAAGCAGCGGATCGATCCGTTGATCGAGGAGTCGGCCATCCTCAAGGAACTGATTGCGCCGGCACGCAGCCGCGACTCAGGCAATACGATTCTGGCTAAAGAGTTTCGCGGCGGTGTCCTGGTGATGACCGGGGCCAACAGCGCCGTGGGTCTGCGCTCGATGCCGGTGCGGTATCTCTTCCTCGACGAGGTCGATGGTTATCCGATCGATGTTGATGGTGAGGGAAGCGCGGTGGCCTTGGCCGAGGCCCGCACCCGCACGTTTGCGCGCCGAAAGATCTTCATCGTATCGACGCCGACGATTGCTGGCGTCAGCACCATCGAGCGCGAATACGAAGCCAGTGACCAGCGCCGCTACTTCGTGCCGTGTCCGCATTGTGGGCATCGGCAGTGGTTGCGCTTCGAGCAATTGCGCTGGGAGCGTGACGAAAACGGTAATCGGCCCGACACGGCCGCCTACGTCTGCGAGTCCTGCGAGGTACCGATTCCTGAGCATCACAAGACGTGGATGCTGGAACACGGCGAATGGCGAGCAATGGCTGACGTACCGAGCAAGACCGCCGGCTTCCATTTGTCGAGCCTGTACAGCCCGATTGGTTGGCGTAACTGGCGGGAAATCGCCGCCGCATGGGAGAGTGCCATTAGCAAGGAAGCCGGCTCGACCGCCGCCATCAAGACTTTCAAGAACACTGAACTCGGTGAAACGTGGGTCGAGGAAGGCGAAGCACCCGACTGGCAGCGCCTGCTGGAACGCCGCGAAGACTACCGGATGGGTGCCATTCAGGAAGGTGGATTGCTCCTGACGGGTGGCGGCGACGTGCAGAAAGATCGTATCGAAGTCTCCATCTGGGCGTTCGG